ATTCAATCCTCGGTGGGGGGGTGGGATTAGATGATGAAGACGCTGAAATGGAGAAGGGGTTCTTGGCCAACGTTCGTGCTGATGGGCGGATTGCCACCCCTGCTGATACTTGCGGGTGTAACACCTCCCGCATGAAGCATAGGGTGGTAGCCAACATCCCCCGCATCACTTCACTATATGGGGAACCTATGCGTGAAATATTTGGCATTGAGAAAGGTAAATATGCACAGTTTGGGTATGATTTTTCAAGCCTTGAGGGGAGAATGGAAGCGCACTACTGTTGGAAGTATGACCCGACAAAGGAATATTGCCACAGCCTTGTGCTAGAAAAGCCGCACGATGTACACACAATCACGGCATTAAAAATTTCAGACATTATTGGTAAAGAGTTTGGAAGAACACCAGCAAAATCCGTAAAATACTGTTGCACCTATGGTGGTCGTCCACCACGGGTGGCAAAGACGATTGGTAGTGACTTAAAGACTGGAGAAGCAGTTTATGATGCCTTTTGGCTTGCAGCTTCCCCATTGAAACTGTTGAACGACAACCTAAAACGCTACTGGGAGACAACGGGCGGAAAGAAGTTTATTTTGGGTATTGATGGGCGTAAGGTTCCAACACGTTCGGCCTCCGCGCTAGTCAATAGCCTCCTGCAAAGCGCGGGAGTTATTTGTGCTAAGTGGACAATGGTGCTACACGAAGAGAAGCTTAGAGAGGTTGGACTGGTAATCGACTTCTTTCGGGATGACTGGAAGAACATGAAGTACGTGCAACAGATGATCCAGTGTCACGATGAGGCACAAATGGAGGTGAGTAAGGGGCTTATTGAGTGGAAGGTGTTCTCTGACGAACAAGAGGCAAAGACATTCAAGAAGACGCACGAGGGGTGGAGTGAGGTAGGACATCAGGGCCAGAAGTTTTTCGTAGGGAAAAGCATTGTGGCCGACTTACTCGTAGAGGCAGTAAATGAAACAACTGCAAAACTAAAACTTAATATCCCACTAGGAGTTGAATATGTGTATGGAACGGGGTGGCACAGTTGCCACTGAGGAAGATTGGAGAAACGTTAATGTTTACCCTGAGTGGGTGGATGTCTACCACGTGAATGGGAGGGGAGTGGTAAAAGTTGTCGGGGTGGAAGCTAAGTCTAGAAACAATATTGGAGCGGGCGGGGAGTTGCCTATTCACGACAACGGGAACGGATACAAGATGGCGCAGCTTCGCCTAAACGGGAAGATGAAGAATATGTACATCCATCGCCTAGTGGCCATGATGTTTATACCAAACCCCGAAAATAAGCCTTGTGTTGGCCATAAAGACCACGATAGGGCCAATAATAGTGTTGAAAACCTATACTGGTGTACACATGCAGAGAATACGCAGCACGGGGTAAGGGATGGAAAGATTAATTCCAAAAAGCGTGGAACTACCAACAAGCTATCCTTTGTTGATGTGTGCAACGCAGCTATCCTCGCCAACAAGGGGAGGGGTGTGGCGCAAATTGCAAGAGAGCTGGGCTTCCCACGGACAACAATCTCAAGCCTATTCAATGGAAGAAGCAACGCAGAACTTTTTCAACTTGCGTTAGAAGAATTGAAATAACTTGTTGACACCCAACACAAGGACGTGTGATACTACCCCTGTCAATGCAGTCATTAATTCGGAGAATGAAGATGTTCTACATTTGTGTTAGGCATAGCCATGTTTCTCGCATTTGCTCTGGTGGAAAAATTTGGGTGAAAGACATGCAAACGGATACGTATGTGTCCAAGAAAGACCGTGGAGAATGGCACACCAAAGAGAGTGCCAGACAACACATTACTGAAGATTGTGAAATCATTGTTGAGGAGAAAGACGAATGAAACATTATAACTTTGGGTCAATAGAACAGTTCCGCAATGTCTGTAAGCAGATCAAAATGGAGGCGGAATACCAAGGAAAAGATGCAGACGGGAATGCTATTTACAACCCAAATGCACATAAGCCAACCCTTACATTCACTGGAACTGTGAAGCTGCATGGTACCAATGCTGCCGTTGTTTACAGTAAAGAACACGGCTTGTATGCACAAAGCCGTGAACGTGTACTGAGTATTGAAAGTGACAATGCTGGTTTTGCTTTCTATGTAGAGAGTAATCGGGAATACTTCACCGAATTGCTACGCAGCTATCTTGTCCCAGATGAAACAGTCGTCGCGATGTATGGTGAGTGGGTAGGAGGGAACATTCAGAAGGGTGTAGGGATTTGTAACATTGAAAAGAGTTTCTTCCCGTTTCTTGTAAAATTTGGTTCAGGGCATTATTGTTTTCCTGCAAGCATTCCTAGTATCTACGACAAGGAGAGGAGAATATACGACATTGCTTGGTTCCCGACATTCACTTTAGATATTGATTTCAATCATCCTGAACTTGTACAGAATGAGTTGATTCGTATCACTGAAGAAGTGGAACGTGAATGCCCTGTTGCTAAGGCATTTGGTCATTCCGGTATTGGCGAGGGAGTTGTATGGACTGCTAACTGGAACGGTAAGCAATACCGATTCAAGGTGAAAGGTGAGAAGCATTCTTCCAGCAAGGTGAAGACCTTGGCAAGTGTTGATACAGACAAGATTGAAAGCTGTCAGAAGTTTGCTGAATATGCCGTGACTGAAAGTCGGTTTGAACAAGCATTGCAAGCTGTATTCCCTGATGGAAATCTGGATGTGAAGCAGATTGGTGCTTTACTGAAGTGGATGAACACAGACATCATCAAGGAAGAGATGGATACGCTTGTTGCCAACAATCTTGAGTTCAAGGAAGTTGCGAAATACATTGCTGACGCAACGAGGAAGCGGTTTTTTGAACGCGCCTTTTGAGCGTATTTGACAATTAATTTTACAAATAAATTGATTGACACTGGCTGGTTCTGTGTTATATTGAATGTACAACGTAGATGTTCTTAGGAGAAAGCCTTACGGCCTCCATATCACTGACGCTCTAAGGAGAACAAAGATGAAAGAAGTAAACAATGCTGTGAAGATTTCTGACGAAGCACGGTGGCATTAAATGACGACAATCCTATCTTCCCTGACATTCATGCCTGTAGAGGATGTTTCCCTTGGGTGGACAAAGGCAACACACACCTTCCCTAACAACCTTCAAGTAACTGTGATGAAGAATGCTGGACAGGGACTGTATGCCGTGCTGCTAAGCAACGAAGCGGCTGATGCAATTAACAGCAATGAGGATGTTCTTGCTGGCTTGACAGACGTAGAAGCAGAAGCTATTCTTGTAGAAGTTGAATCAGCGTAGGAGAACAAAGATGTCTGCAACCTATCCCGGAACAAAATATAAACCCGGACAGTACATTCGAGCCACTGTAAGTGATCCAGAGTATTTTGAAATCGGTCAACGAGGAAAGATTATACGCATCCAAGAAGATGGATACAGTGCTGATGGGTATTCCTATTACATTGAGTTCGTTGATGGGGAAGTGTATTGGTATTTGGATGCTGATGAGTTTGAGCTTGAACATTAATAGGAGAGACACTGTGACACACAACAAACAAAATGGTTCGGCAGGCTTTCCAATCCTGACAATTCTTTTCCTCATCTTCCTGACACTGAAACTGGCAGGAATTGGTGTTGTAGCAACATGGAGTTGGTGGGCTGTGACAAGTCCTTTGTGGATTGAAGCAATCCTGATTACCACCCTTATCGCCTTTGTGGCTTGGGCAGAAAAGAAATAACGCAGCAATACGACATTTCGTTGTGTTGTTGCTATCCCGCTAACATTCCGTTAGCACATTGCAGCAAGCAGCCTGAACAACAGGCAGTGCGCTTGCTTTACATTATACGTCTACGGACGTTCATACAGAGAGACTGAAATCTATGGAAACTATTAACAAAGCTTGCTTCCTCTACACAAATATTCAGCAACCGAAGAACAAGTACCAATCCGAAGAGAAGGAGTGGAGTGTTCAGGTTGTTGTCAGTAAGGAAGATGCAAAGGCTTGGAACAAGAAGTTCCCTAAGCAAAAGGCAAAGCAATTTGATAATGATGAATTTACGGAGAAGTTCGACATTGATCCGCCGTTCAAGAATCAGGATGAGCAATTCACAATCAAGCTGGCTCGTGCCACCACCTACAAGGATGGCAATCCTATCCCCGAGAAGTATGCCCCGAAGGTGTATTTGAAGATTGGGAATGGTAAGGTACAGGACATCACCAAGACTAAGCTGGTTGCAAACGGAAGCACTGGTAAGGCAGCATACGATGTTGTTGAGAATAGCTTTGGTACGTTTGCAAAGCTGAACAGCATTTGTGTTGAGAACTTGATTGAATACATCCCTGCTGGTGGTTCTGGTAGCCCGTTTGGGACGGTTGTTGCTGACGAGGAAGATGCTGCAAAGCGGGAAGTGTTTGAGAAGGGTGATGACAAGCCAGCCAGCAAGCCGAAGGCTCCAGTGAAGCCGAAGCAGCCTGAGCCGGAAGCTGAAGAAGATTTCGATAGCTCGGATTGCCCGTTCTGATATAACCAAAGCACAAGGATGTGCTTATTCTTTTGGAGAAGAAAATGACTGAACAAAAACGTAACGTAGGAAGGCCCAAAAGTGATGATCGTGTTGCGCTTGACACCATTATGAAGAATGAAAAGACACGAGACCAATTCAAGGAAGTCGTAGACAATCTGGTTTCTTCTAAGATGGGCTTGATGATGAAGCAAGAAACGCATACATCCGATATTGCTGGCGCTGCTGAAACATTCAAGCTATCTAAGGGATGGATCAATACATTGGTGAATGGATTGGCTAATGACAAGATTCAGGAAGTGGCTGAGAAAGGAAGTTTGATTGCTGAAGTGGTTGAAGAATTGTTTGGTGAAGGGGAATAAAATGTCTCGTGTGCTGCTTGATGATGAGCTGTTCTCATCAATTGATTTATCTAAACGTACAGTGATTATTGATGCAGATACATTGCTGTTTCAAGCAGCAGTGTGTCAGCAGAAAACCACTTATCTTGTCACACACATTCCAACAGGCAATGGTGGCTGGTTTGTGGAGAACAAGAAGCAGTTCAAGGAGTGGTTGACAACTGAAGAAGCCGAAGGGTTTAGCGAGGAAGATTATTCTCTCTCTCCTATTGTTACATTGCATGGCGAAATCAGTTATGCCTGTCACACATTTAGACAACGGATTGAGGAAATTGTTCGTAATACAAACGCTGATGATTTCCGTGTTTGTATTCAAGGTAGTGATAATTTCCGCAAGCAACGAGAAGCCAAGTATGTTCGCTATAAACAAAATCGTACAGGTGATAAGCCATTACTGTTGAAGGAACTTGCTGATTGGGTGAAGGTGAAGTACAAGGAGAAGTGTGTTATTTCACAAGGGGAAGAGAGTGATGACACGGTGACACGCTTCTCTTCTTTCTTCTTGAAGCAAGCAAAATCTCGTGACCAGTATAAAGCTGTCATTGCTTTTGTTGATAAGGACATTGCTGCCAATCATATTGGCTGGAGCTACAATTACAACAAACCGGAAGATGGAATCTGGTGGAATAGTAAGAAAGCAATGCAATATAACCATTGCATGATGGTGCTGACTGGAGATGCTGCTGACAACGTGACAGGGCTTGGTAAGCTATCACCGAAGATTATCGAGAAATACAGCTTGCGCTCTACCAAGGGAGTGGGTAAGGTGAGTGCTGAAGCGATCCTGTCTGGTGCTGAAACAGAGAAAGAACGGTGGGAACGGATTATTGAAGCGTACAAGGCTTCGTGGCCTGAAGACGGAATGGAACGTCTGGAAGAGATGAACTGGTTTATGTGGCTTCGTCGGACAGAGAATGAAGATTTCTGTTTGAGTAAATATCTTGGAAAACTTGGAATTGAATTATGACACCTGATAATACTGTAAATCTTCGTGTTGGGGATGTTGTGTACTGGGAATGGGCTGATGACCGGACTGACCCATACCAATACTGGTGTTGTTCTCGTATTGCTAAAGCTGTTCCTAACCTTTCAGCACACGAAGGAGAGGTAGCCCTTGAAGATACATACTGGTCTTCTGGTTCTGACGGGAAAGTATTCTTTGAGAAAGACATTGGTACGAAGATTAACATCCAACGAATTGCTAACATGGATGAACTGGAACCTTGTAACAAGGGAAAGTTTACTGACTACGCTGCTGAAGATTGTATTGATTTGTCTCATCCAAACAACAGTAATTACAATGTGTTCTTCATCCGCAAGGGTGCTAAGAAGGATACAGGACGGATGAAACGTTGTCTTAAAGCCCACATTGACTATTACCGGAACAAAGCAGAATATTATGATAGAGGTGCCAAGAGGCTGCAAGAAGATTTGGATAACTTTGACGAAGAGAATCCAGACAATAATTACATCCCTTGTGACAAGAATGTATGGTGGGAATAATGGCTTACGGATTTGATAATGCTCAGTATCGTCCTGTACAACGTCCTGCTTATTGTCGCTGTTGTGACAAGAAATTGGTGAAGGGGGATATGATGATAACCATGCACTCTTTTCGGTGTACAGGGATGAACATCCATTTATGTCCTGAATGCGTGAAGAAGATTTATGAGATGACTTTAGAAGGGGTTGGAAATGTCTGAATACTTCACAGAAGATATTATTAAGAGTTCTTGTACATTTGAAGAACTCCCTCGTGAAGTTATCGTGAAAGGGAAAGCCTTTACATACACAGATGTAAATGGAACGGTTACAGGGTATATGTATGACGGCACAATTTACATTACAAATATGAAGGTGATTCCAGAAAAATGACTAAAAAGGAAGAATACCAAAAAAAGTTCCCTGTAAAAGTGTGGCTGGAAATGCCTGAAGTGTGGCGAACTGAAGCAGAGTATTGGAAATACCTCCGTGGTCAGTTCCGCCGTATCTGGAAGGATTTCCCTACGAAGAATAAGTTCAAGGCTATGCAAATGATTCCTAACTTTGAAGGGAGTGGGATAACGAACCCAAGAGTGAAGAAAGTGGCACAGTGTAATTATTGTAAGGGCTGGTTTACGGGGAACAACCTCCAAGTTGACCATGTATCACCTGTTGGTTCTTTCAAGAACTATGATGATGCTGCTGTATTCCTTTACAGGCTGCTTGCTCCAATGGATAACATGCAGCTTCTTTGTGCCGACAAGTGCCATATGCAAAAGAGTTACGCAGAACGCATGGGGATGTCAATGGAGGATGCTATTATCGAAAAGCAATGTGTTGCCTTTGGTAAGCTTCCAGCGGCTGAACAATCTGCTAAGTTTACGGAGATTGGACTGAAGCCAGAAGAATACAGCACAAAGGAAAAGCGTAGGGACGCATATCGTGAATACTTGAAACAACAACGTGACGCGGAGAAACACAATGCGCCTACTGAAACGATTAACTGTTGATGACCGTCCATTCCGTAACAAGAGTGGTTTGTTCTACAGTAATGATGTTATTGTAGAAAAGTGCCTAGCTGTTACTGGCTATCCAAATCCACTGCCAAATCATCTCGCATTGTATTACTTCGCGTTGATTGGACAGAATGCTTTGGTGATTGAGATTTATCAGTATGATGTAACGGAGAAAGATTAATGCAACTGAATACACCAGAATGGCTTGACAAATACAAAGAACTAGTTGCATCTGGTCTTAGTCAACGCCAAGCCTGTGCAATTCTTGGAATTGCTCGTGCTACAGTTTATGATACGTTGATTCGTGTTGAGCAATACAACCATGTTGAGAAGAATGGCAGCAAGACAGTAGAGGACAATTCTGTTGTTCTGATTATCAGTGATATGCACATTCCTTACCACCATCCGAAGATGTTAGATTGGCTTCAGTCACTGAAAGATAAATACAAGCCGACAAGAATTATATCCATGGGTGACGAATGCTTCCCTCCCGATGTAGAGATTCTTACAGAGAACGGGTTTGTGCGTTTTGATGAAATTTCTGAAACAACAAGGGTTGCACAGTGGGAGGAAGATTCCACTATTTCTTTTGTTAAACCCTCTCGGATTATTAAAAAGCCCTATGATGGGCATATTTTAAAGTATTCGCACAAGTCTTTCGTCAGCAAAACTACACCGAAACACAATCTTGTAAAAGTAGATAATCAAGGAATTGTACACCGTAGAGAAGCATGGGATACTTATGGGAACGAGGCTTGGGCAATCCCGCGTTACGGTTATCACTGTGGAGAGGGGTGTGGTCTTGATGATGATGAGATTAGGTTGTATGTCGCTTTTCAGGCAGATGGAACTTTTACAAAAGGTGCGGTAAGACTTTCATTTAAAAAGGAACGCAAGATTCAACGGATTCAGTCGATATTAAATAACCTGAATATCCCCTTCAATTTGCATAACGTAAAACGTGGGGATTTTCAACTTTACATCGAAAAAGGGAACGTGCCTGATTATCTTACAAAAGTATTTAATATTCCCGTACCAGTCTTTTCTTTAGAGGAAAAGAATATATTCTTAAAAGAACTGGGGGAGTGGGATGGAACATCAAGGAAGGGTCACACAAGGTACACGTCAGCATTGAAAGAGAATGTTGAGTACGTTCAAATGATGGCAGTAACGAGCGGGTGCTACGCTAGTCCAGTAAAGCCAGCTAATGGTGAGTGTTCTGCTTACAGTACAGACGTTGTCTGGGAGAAAGAAAAATGCTCCATAAGAACCGCCAAGAAAGAGTTGTTATCTTTCAACGGGTTTGTCTATTGCTGTACGGTTGATACAGGAATGATCATTGTGAGACAGGATGGACATATCAGTGTGTCTGGTAATTGTGATAAACATGCTCTATCTTACCACGACTCAGACCCAAACTTGAAGAGTGCTGGTGATGAATTATCGGAGAGTTTAATTGTCATCAAGAAGCTGCATGAGATGTTTCCGGTTATGGATATTCTTGAAAGCAATCATGGTTCTCTGATCTACCGTAAGGCTAAGACACACGGCATTCCTAAGCAATACTTGAAGTCTTACAATGATGTTCTCGGTGTAGATAGCGGCTGGAAATGGCACTTTGACTTGACAATCACATTGCCGAATGGTTCTCCTATTTATTTCCACCACGGAAAGAGCAGTGACGGATTGCGCCTTAGTCAGACAATGGGGATGAGTTGTGTTCAGGGGCATTTCCATGAGAAGTTCAAGATTGACTATTGGGCCAACCCGCTTGGATTGTATTGGGCAATGCAGGTTGGCTGCTTGATTGACGATGACAGCCTTGCTTTCGCATACAACAACGTGAACCTGAAGAGACCTATTATTGGGTGTGGTGTGATTGTTGATGGTGTGCCTATATTGGAGGCAATGCCTTTATGACGAGAGACTTCTCAAAGAACAATAAGAATACGGGGATTCATAACCTGATTGACCTCTTGGACTCCTGTTCTTTTCAAGAAAATTGCGTTGAATATAGGTACAGGGTAAAGCAAGACGGATATTCTGCATTGAAGATGAGCATGAAAACTATTCTAGCACACAGGTTTGCCTACCACTGGTATTACACTGTACCTGTAGATGAAAAGATGTGTGTAATGCACACGTGCGATAATCCCTCTTGCATTAACCCTAAACATCTTAAACTTGGTACTTGGGCAGATAATAACAAGGACAGGGCAAATAAAGGTAGAACTGTTTGTTTTAGCTTTTTCAGAAGAAAACTAACGAGGCAAGATGTTGAATACATAAAGCAACGGTACTCAGAGCCATATAAAGGGCTTTTAAAGGAACTACGTGAACATTTTGGTGTAGATGCAAACGTAATATATAAGGCAAGGGACGGGTTGTACGATAACTGGGAAGAGCCTTTGACGCTAAACCAACGTCAAGCTGTCAACGATAAAGAGAAACGTACTGGAATGCTCATCACCCCGAAGTAATGGTTGACAACAACAGGGATGTTGCTGTATTCTCCACCTTTAACACAAATCTTTGAGGAAATAAATGGAACCAATCACTGTACTGTCTTTGTTTGACGGAATGTCTTGCGGGCAGATTGCACTTGAACGTGCAGGTATCCCCGTCAAGCAATACTTTGCTTCCGAAGTTGATAAATGGGCAATTAAGGTAACTCAACATAATTATCCAAACACCACTCAGCTTGGGGATGTTACAAAAGTTAGGTATGAAAATGGCGTGCTTTATTGTGAGAGCGGTGAATACAGTGTGGGTGAAATTGATCTTGTAATGGGGGGGAGTCCTTGCCAATCAATAAGTAACTTAGGCGATGGTTCTGGTCTAAGCGGTAAAAGTGGACTGTTCTACCATTGGTTGAGAATAAAAAACGAGGTAAATCCTTTGTACTGGCTATTGGAGAATGTCAAAGGGAGTAAAAAAGCTATTGATGAAATCAGTAACCTGCTAGATACAATACCAACGTTGTTGGATAGTGCGGATTTTTCAGCACAGAGGCGTAACAGATTATATTGGTCGAATATACCAATTAAAGTTGACAACAGTAAGTCGCCCACGATATTGACTGACGTTCTTGATGAAATCATCAGTGAAACAAGTGTGCTGTCTGCTGCAAGAGTTAAGTGGCTACTTTCTGAAAAAGGGAAGGAGTGCGTAGCCAAAAGGTACGCAAGTATCGATCCCGAAAAAGCAGCTTGCCTAACCGCACGGTCAGACGCCTCTTGGAATTGTAACTATGTTACAAGGAACGGTGTGCTGACAAAACTATCTTGTGAGGAGTATGAAAAGTTGCAAACGGTTCCTATTGGATATACTGGCGTGGCTAAGACATCAGAACGATACAAGATGCTTGGTAACGGTTGGACAGTGGATGTAATCGCCCATATCTTCAAAGGAATGTTCCCAAAATAAAACGTTACATTATAACGCTCTGGCAACTTAACGGTTGTCAGGGCTTTTCTTTTTGTATTGTGTGAAAACGTGTTGACACAGGAAATGAAGAGAAGTAAGATGAGACATCAAGACAATTGTGTGGAGAGGCAGGCATGTACACAATAACATTCACAGCAACATTCCCCGAAGCAATGGCTAACGTCATCAAACAAACATTCTCCAAGCCGGGAATGTCTTGGCGTAATGTGACATTACCATTGGAAATGAATATCTGGCAATCAATGGCGTTTCATCGCTTTGCCAATCATCGAGACAGTTATTACATTGGTGGTTGTTACGGGGAGAAGGATGTCTTGCTTTGGCAAGGAAATACGGTTACAATGACTTCAACAATTCCACAATCAGAAAGCGATCTTGAATGGTTGCTCGGGGATATGCTGGAACAATGTGCGAGTTTGAATTGGACAATTGGAGAAGAATGAAAATGAACACGTTCAAGATTGGTGACAAAGTAAGGGTGAGAGAGGATAGATACGGTATACTGGCAAGAGCAGGGTTCAAATTAAACACTACTTATACAGTTGCAGGTATTGATCAAATAGGAATTGATGGAATAGGAGGGGGCAGTGTGTATCTAAAGGAAACACGTGGTTGCCTGCACTACACCCATCTTGCCCTCTACAAAGAAGCGAACGAGGATGTTATGAATAAACAAACACAGCAAAAGACAAAGCGTATTCATTTTACACACAAACTGTGGGAGAAGTGGAAGGATGTTGCCAAGATCATCTACATCCCCTCTGGCGGGGAAGTGCTAGGGTTTGCATGTTTTCCCGAAGCAGATTCTCGGTTCCGTTATGCGTACTTGACCCGATCCGGTACAGCCCCTGCGTTTGGTTCTGGTGAATCTTTTTGGCTGGAAATCCCTGTCACAGCCAAGCGCATCCCTTTCAATCCTGAATTGAAAGATGCTAAAGTGTTTTATGGGGATACAGAACTGATTGAGTGGGTACAAATGAATAGCGGTGTTGTGTGTGGCAGTTACGACACTGGCGGGATTGATGGGGTAATTACAAACCTCTATCATCCCAATGACCTCCAGATGGAAATCGAAGAATGACGGAACTTACTGCACCAGTCAACATACGCTTCAAGCATATTATCCACTGGGATATTGTGAACAACACACCATACCTGAACGAAAAGGTTGAAATGTCTATGGACGGACACAACCTTGGTGTGTATAATTCGGTAATAGACGGACTCATCCACATCCTTGAACAAGAGATGGGTGAGAAGGTGAAGGTGGTGCATGACTACAGGAATACACGAGATGTGCAAAATGACAGGGTTTGATGTAATCTACGGGATTGCTGGAGTTACAATTGATCCTCATGTCTGCCGTAGAAATGACGGATGTACTGGTGGCGTAACGCTTGAAGAGGCTTGTGAATTGGTGGCACAATGGTATGACCAACAGGCGAAGCTGTGGCGTACTAAGAAACATCCAGATTGTCAATATTTTGTCTGACCCTTGTCAGTATTTTGTTTGAGGAGAAACTGTTATGGTACTTAGTCAAGAAGAATACGCCTTTCTTTCAAGCCTTCTTCGACGTAGAGCAAGGGCGCTAGAGACGTACTGCGAGGATGTTAGTGAGACTGGAGAGGATTGCTTAGAAGAACTGATTGAGGTTGCTTACTTGCGGAAGCTGGCTGATAAGATTGAAGGGGATATGGCAAAATGAAACTAGAACCAAAAGGTACTGAGTGGGTTTACTTGAACGAACGCTATGAAGTGTGCAGTAGTAATGGATGCTGTACAGTCGGTGAAATCTACCTAGACCACATGGAAGATGAATGGGTGTTTGATATTGAGACACGAGAACGTGCGGGAGGTAGTGTGTATTACACTGGTGAAATGGAAGAGATTAACTTTTTGTTGAACAAGCTGAATAAACGTGATAAGTTGGGTAAATACAAACGTGTGGTGGAGAAGAAAGAAAATGAGTAACTTCAAAGTTGGTGACAAGGTTGTGTGTATCGACAACACTGGCGCTGAGAGGTGGTTGGATAAAGGTGTGTATTACACGGTTACGTTTGTTCACGAAAACACTGACGTTGCTGTGAACGGGATTCGTAATAACTACGGCTGGGCTGCATCGAGATTTGATTACATAAAACAGAAAGTAACGGAAAATATGCAACAAGGAGGTTCTGTAACCGATCTCGTAAACTCCCCGGCACACTACCAGTCTGCTTCAGGTATTGAATGTATTGAAGCTATCAAGGCTCAGATGTCTGATGAAGAATACCGTGGCTATCTGCGCGGCAATGTTGTAAAATACTTGTGGCGCTATCAGCAGAAAGGTGGGAAGCAATCTCTTGAGAAAGCCCGTTGGTATTTGGATAAACTGATTGGTGAAACAGTATGACCGAGCAGCGTACATATCGTGACCTTTGCCCGCAAGGAACACCAGAAGCTATCAGACGTAAATACAACATTGGTGACATCTTCCTGAACCAAGCTAAATGTTTGCTTTGTGGGGATGTTGTTACATCCGACAACCGACATGACTTTGCTACTTGTAGCTGTGGCAGTGTAAGTGTTGATGGAGGAAGTTGGTATTCTAAGCGGTTGTTTAAAGCTGCTGGTTGTTATGAAGACCAAAGCATTCCGTATGAACAAGGGAGGGGGTGAAAAATGATTAAAGATTTAGTTAAATCCCTATACCTTACAGTAATAACTCTTATCCTTTGCACATTGTTTGTTTCACTTGTATGGGGCGTGTGTGTAAATCTTCCGGCAAATAGTCCAGCTATGGTCACGCTGAATGCAGATGAATGGGTTTGTACAAATACCACTGCTGTCAGTAAGAAAACATTGGTAGGTCTTGTCCCTAACCAGCGCATGATTACTGAGAATGTTGAAGTGTGTATTGAATACAAGCATAAATAATGTTATGCTTATTGTCTGGCTTGATAAAACTGAGGAAATGAAAGATGGCTGCATTTAAGAAGGGCGACAAAGTAAGAGTAAAAGAGAGCCAACCAGATGATGAGGTGTTGGTCAATTCCCTCCAGAAAGGGAAGATTTATATTGTAGAGGGTGTGAATGCAGACGGACTGCTGTACACGGATGAGGTTGTAGCATGTGCTTTCCGTTTTGAGCTGGCCCCTGACAACTATTCTCTCAAGAAATTTGAGAAAGACATTCGTAAGTTCAACGAGCGTTGTGGGAATGTTGATTGCACACCTGAAATGTCTCTTGCTAAAACGTGTAATACAGTGTTGCCACAGGCTAAAGTTATCTTGGAAGAAGCTAAGGAATTGCTGAAAGCCTGTGAAGAACAGGATGAACAAGAAATTTTGGACGGTTCAATCGACGTTTTGGTGACATCTCTTCGCTTGCTTTCGTTGCTTGGAAAACGTTATGATTTGATGAAGGCAGCGCAATTGGTGATGGAGAACAATCGTCTGAAATATACGGATGATGTCAAGTTGCTTGAACAATGGGTTGTGGCGTCCCCACCTGACATCTACTGTGAATCCTCTGAAAGTAGTGGAAAGAAATACTACTACCTTAAAGACCTTAATGGGAAGATTCGCAAGTGGCCCGGATTTCCTAAAGTAGAACTGAATGTTGAGGAACTGCGGAAATGAAACAACAGATTGACAGCGAACTTGTTGGAGAGTTGTACGCCTCCGCTTGCCAGCTTTGTTCTACAGCAGGTGTCGTAGAAAATGTCTGGTTCAAAGAATCCCCATCACACATGAAACAAAGTATTGTAGAATTGCGTGAAGTGTTGGATAAGTTTTCAATGATTTTATACGGACGGACGTATGCAGAAGCCTCAAACAATCAGAGAGGGTGAAAAGGTGAAGTGGCACGGACTAACTTGTATCGTCTCTCTGGTTGTCTGGAAACAATGGTGTAGCGAATATGAATTACGTCTTGAAGTTAATGGCCGCACGTATTATGATTATGCGTGTAATGTGGAGAAACTGGAACAATAATGGGTAAAACATACCGCGCTTCTGATTGTGACAGTGAAACACTTAACGAGAAAGAAGCAAAGCAACAAGCCAAACAACGTAAACGTGCTGTGAAAGAGCAGCGTGATAAACGGAAGCAGAAGTATGAACAATCAGACAATGACGAGTGATATATTGTCAGACATCCCTGATCACATCTGGCAACAATGTGGAGCCTACGAGGAGTGTCCCGAAGGATGGCAAGAGACAGCAAGGAAAGTGGAAGCCGTATTGCTTGCTGAAGGAGTGAAGATAAATCAAATCAAGGAGAAGTTCGGCGGGTTGCGTGTATATTGGGGCTGGCCTGAAGAATGGAATGATTTGGAAGATGAAACGTTCCATGACAAATGTGAACAGATTGAATGCCTGATTGACATTGCGGATTGGGTGTGTCAAAGAACGTGTATGGTATGTGGCGAAAAGGGGACATTGTACAAGGAAGGGTGGGTTAATGTTCTCTGTGAGGAACATTATAATGATTGGCAAGAACATGTGAAGGGGAAGAAATAATGAAATGCGTACCAATCGAAGTGACATTGTTAGACAGTTGTGGAAGTGATTTGTCTGTTGTGAATGCAGCGCGTGTCAGCTTTCATAAAGAAGTAGCTAAGGATGCTACAATTGCGGAGAAGGATGTAAAACTGATTAACTACTTGGCGAAGCATAAACACACGTCCCCGTTTAATCATGCTTTCATCACAATGCGTGTAAAGGCTCCAATCTTTGTTGCACGACAACTTGTCAAACACAAGTTCATGCCTTGGAATGAAGTGAGTCGGCGATATGTAGATGACGAGCCTGAGTTTTACATGCCCACATTATTCCGTAAAGCCGCTGACAACGTGAAACAAGGTAGTAGTGACGAACCTCTTAATGTGAATGAGATGTGGACATGTGGGTATGGTGGGCCTCAAAGCCTTCAACAAATGGTTAATGACACACAAGAGTACTCCCTTTGCTTATATACACAGGCTCTCGAACGAGGGATGTGTGCCGAACAAGCAAGGATGTTCCTGCCACAAAATACAATGACCGAATGGGTTTGGAGTGGTACTCTTGGTGCTTGGTGTGATATGATTCGTTTGCGGATTGATCCACACACCCAGTACGAAACCCGTATCGTGGCTAGCAAGGTTGCTGCGGTTATTGAACAATTGTTTCCACACAGTTACAAGGCACTACTTAATATGGAAGAAAACACATGACACAACTTGTAAGCTATAAAAACATCAGCATGTCAGATTTAATCCGTTGCCCCGGATTTGATGGAACAGATGAGAAGATTAAGGAATTGTTGTACAAGCTAGGCGCCGACATTTCGAAACCTATCGAATCGTTAGTCTGCGAACACAGAAATCTTAACAACCAAGCTGTAACTTGTGAATACTTCATCTGTCTGGAACGATTGGACAAAGAGTGGATACAATCAGGACATGCAAGCATTGAAGCCCTTTATGCCAGTAAGCCAGATATTGCACAGGACTTGATTAAGATGAGTCGGCAGGGGATTGGTGAACGAGTGTTTAAGAAGAATACTGGTGAAAAGAATCATGGCGGGGATGAGTGATGGAACAACCTGTAAGTGTTTATAATGGAATTGTGATTGACTATAGCCGTGACAAACTGCTGCCAGAGAAAGGATTGGCAATGCTCACAGCAAAGGGATTTTACAAGAAAGACAATGAAGACTCTCCACAACAATCTTTTGCACGGGCAGCGACCTGCTACTGCTTTGGGGACTATGAGTTTGCACAACGTATTTATGACGCAGCAAGCAAGCACTGGTTTACGTTTGCATCCCCTGTCTTGAGTAATGCTGTTGATGTGGAATGGCCTACGTTCAATGAGAATGAATGGCTTGATGCAGCTAGTTGGCTTCAAAGGAATGTGGAACCCGATGGAATGCCAATCTCTTGCTTCTTGGTGAAGATTCCAGACAACAAGAAAGGGATTGTTGAAGCACGGACTGAAACAGCTTGGTTGTCAATGATGGGGGGCGGAGTGGGTGTATATGCCGCCAACCGCTCACCTGATGAAAAGAGTACAGGCGTGATGTCCCATCTCCGTGGGTATGACGCTGACACCTTGTCTTACCGACAGACAGCAAGCCGACGAGGAAGTATTGCTGCTTATGCAGATATTACGCACCCCGAGATTCAGTCATTTATTCAGATGCGTAACCCTGTCGGTGGTGATGCCAACAAGAAATGCTTTAACTTGAACAACGCTGTTAATCTTCCTGACAGTTTTATGGAAGCAGTTATCAACGAGCAAGATTACGAACTTGTTGACCCCAAGCATGGCCCTACAGGGCGTAAGTTGAATGCTGCCAAGGTGTTTGAAGAAGTGTTGGAAATGCGCTTTGAAACAGGTGAGCCGTATTTGCATTTTGTGGACACAAGCAACCGTTGCAAACCAGCACAGATTACCAACCCATTGTACAAGGTAGAGCAATCAAACCTGTGTAGCGAAATCACACTGATGACTTCCGACAAGCGTACAGCCGTTTGTTGTTTGTCCTCTCTCAATCTTGAGAAGTTTGATGAGTGGAAAGATAGTGGGTTGGTGAAAGACCTTGTACGATTGCTTGATAACGTGCTGGAATACTTCATCCGTCTTGCACCCCCTGTCTTGTCAAAGGCGGTATATTCGGCAAGTATGGAACGTAGTATTGGAATTGGGACACTTGGATGGCATAGCTACTTGCAGAGGCACAGTATTCCTTTTGAGAGTGGTGGATTTGATAGTGCAGCACAGCACACCAATATCATTTATGCTGGCATCAAACGCGAAGCTGAAGCAGCAAGCATTGAACTAGCATTGACAAGAGGAGAAGCACCGGACTGTGTTGGTAGCGGATTCCGCAATGCTCACTTGATGGCTATTGCACCAAATGCTTCCTCTGCTGATATTGTTGGTGCTTCGCCTAGTGTTGAACCTTGGGCTGGCAATGCTTTCAATAATCAAGGACGGGCAGGGAGCTTCCTTATCAAGAACAAGTATCTTGAGAAAGAGTTGGATAAAATTGGACTGAACACTAAAGAAGTTTGGGACAGTATTATTGCCAATGAAGGAAGTTGTCAGCACATTGCTGAACTGGATGATCATACAAAGAAAGTGTTCAAGACAGCGCGAGAGATTAATCCGATGTGGATTATTGAACTTGCTTCCTTACGACAACAGTATGTGTGTCAAAGCCAGAGCATCAACATCTTTGTTCCTGAAGATATTACGATGCAAGAGATGGCAGATATACACATTGCGGCTTGGAAGAAGGGACTGAAGTCTCTGTACTATTGTCGTGCTAAAGCTGCTGGCAAGGTGAGTGTTGGAACTGGCGGGGAGACGCCGCTGAACAGTATTCAAGTGCGGCAGAAGATTGAGTGGGCAGGTGAGTGCCTGTCTTGCGAAGGTTGATAAAGTGGAGAATGTAATTGTCAGTATTTAAGGAAAGCACCTCCTATCGTCCATTTGTCTATCCTTGGGCGGTAGAGATGTCAAAGAAACATGCTATCGAGATGTTTTGGGACGTACACCAGATTGAACTGCAAGATGACTTGCGGCAGTACAACAGTAAAGATGGGTTGAAAACTAAGGATGTTTCTCACGAAACAAACAAGTACATCATTGACCAATTACTTTGTGTGTTTACGGAGATGGATAAAACTGTTGCAGGCGGATATACACAACTGCTACCGTACATCAAGAACAACGAAGCACGGACATGGTTCCTCACCGTTGCTCAACGTGAAACTGTCCATCAGCGTGGATATGCTATTCTTGCTGAAACGTTTGGCTTCACAGATAAGGACTGGTCACGGTTCAGTGAATACGCAGAAATGCGGGATAAGCTGGATGCGATGACTGCACCGTCCTCGTTGATCGGTAGGGACGAGTACAATGCTGCTGCTATCCTCGCTACAATCTTACTTGGCGAGGGGATTGGTTTGTTCGGTGCATTTGCTGTATTGCTTAATTTCAAGCGACAAGGAAAACTGATGGGGTTTAACGATGTCAATCAGTGGAGCTTGCTCGACGAACAAGAGCATGTGACAGGTAATATCAAGTTCCTGAACGAGATGCGTAAAGACCTTACGGAAGCTGAGAACTGGGCTATTGATGACTTGATTATCAAGGTAGTAAAAAACTATGAACAGGCTGAACATCGCTTTCTGGATTTGTTGTATGCTATCGGCAGTCAACAAGACTTGGACATAGGGGATGTCAAGAAATACATCACCTACCTTGGACAACTTAGGCTGTTCCAGTTGGGTTTAATTTCTCTTGAAGAAGTTCCTACCAACCCGCTTGAATGGATGGACTGGATGCTGTCGGCTTCGCGGCATGATGCTTTCTTTGAGAAGCGTGTGACTGACTACTCACACAAGCGTCTTGAAGGGGGAGTTGATTACTCAAAGTACCGGGAATAATCGTTGACACGCACAAGGAAGTGCTTTAACATTCAATTCATCAAGACAACTTACTGCGTGTCGGGCCATGACCAAAGATCAGCTTAAAACATTCCTAGCTTCCCACGGATGGGAAGAAACC